CCTTTGTGTTCATCTTCTGACCCCATCAAACTCACCCATTAGAACGGCTGGGTGGATGCCGTTTATCACATTCTCGCGCTTTTTGTGATTTTTTTCAATCACTCACGCCACGAATTATCAATTCATTCAGAGGAACGTCATAAGACTCCTCTGGAAATGTAGCTCTGCGCTGTTCTTGTGTCATGTTCATGCGTGCCTGTGTTGCTCTGGCTTCAGCTTCACCCGCCAAACGTCGATAAGCCTCTTCTGCATTTGGTGGGTTATAAAGTTTCTGATTCATCAATTCATCATATTGAGACCGTAATACGTTGTATTGTTCTTGCTTTGTTTTGTCGAATTTTCTTTCAAATTCTGGCAAAGAATCCATTTGTTTTGACAATGAACTTAACTGTTTATTGACGTTTGAATACCATTCATCAAGAACATTTGAAGGACTTCCACCTTGAGCAAATCCCTCTTTTCTTTGGATGCCATGCTGTAGTTCATGAAGTGCAACTCCTTCTTTTGGATTCATCGCTTTTTGACCCATCGTAACAACCATATCTCGGGGATCAAAATTTGCACCCAAATACTCTTCTTTTGGATAATGCAAAAACGTTACTTCATTTAATTCTGGATATGCTCTTTTGAGTTGTTGATGCTTTAAAGCACCTTCAAATGTTTTTGCCTCAATTGCGCCATATTCATCTGGCGTTCCTCTACCCAAAGTTAATTTGGAAGATTGATCGCTAATCTCCTGCCGCCACTTTCCATCTGGTCCTTTCCATGTTCCAGTTTCTTGCCAAATAGTGCGTGCATCAGTACCCATTTCGGCCATCATCTTGGCTTTTTGCGCAGCTAGTGCGTCCCATGTTCTTGCGCCTTTGCCAATAAACATGCCACCAATGGCTGGCGCGGCCATAGCTGCACCCTTGGCAATGCCGCTTGGTGTTGGAACAGCAACAGAAGCAATGAACTCAGTCAGTGGTGCGCGAGCAGTACTAACCAAGCCAACATCTTCCATTTTCTTGCCGATCCACTCGCTGCCACCAACCACTTGCGTGTCTGGGGTTTTGTAGCCAAATGGCCGCATGACCATTGTGGCCAGATCAACAGGACCACCAAACACGCTGGCCGCTGTTCGGTAAGCAATGTCTTTGATGCTTGGCTCGGCCATTTATCAGGCTCCTGGTTCAACAATCACTGTGGTGCCTGGTGTCGGCTCCATTTGACCTGGTGGAATTAGATCAGACATCATTTTGAGAGCATGATCTTGTGAGTCCATGTCGACATTGCTCAATGTCTCGACCGTCTTGGCTCGGCTAAGTTCAGCATCTGCCACAGTTTTCACTGTGTTGGCTCGCGCCTGAGCTGCCTTGGCAGTTGCTTCCTCGGCTGCGGCTTGCAGGTACATGGCATTCGGGTCTTGCGGCTGGCCTTGCATCTCGGCCATGAGTTCTTCGGCTTCCATGTCGGTTGGCTTGACCACACCCATGCGCAAGAGCTTCTTGCGGAAGTAGGAATTGGCATCACTGATACCTTCGCCTTCCATGTTCATCATGGCCATTGCCGTGATCACTTGAGCTGTCTCTGGGTCTTGGGTGATCTGGAGCATGCCGGTCAGGGCGCGAACGGTTGCCTGGCGCTTGGTGCTGCTCGATGGTCCAACGTCTGCGATCACATCAAATGTGGCGCTTGTCAGGTCGTTGGCCATGACCATTTCACCAGTTTCCTGATCGATGCTTGGTTGCATAAGCTCAACCATGCCAGCCTCGCCAGTTGCCGCGATGGTCTTCATCTTGCGCTTGTCTTCGATGTAGATGTCGCGTGCCATCGAGAGCCAGATTTCACCGCAGCGCTTCATGCCCTTGGCAAAGTTGCTCATGTAGATGAAGGCTTGGCCATCGACTCGGGCCTGAATCATCTCGACAGCCTTGCCTGAAATGTTGCTCACCATCTTGTCTGCGCCAGCTGGATTGCCCAGAATGTCTTGCATGTCTGTTTCGGTGATCTGCAAGAGCGCGGCCATTGCTGGTGGAATGGCTGCACTGCGGGTGTAGGCCACTGGGCCGCTGACTGCCTGGTTGCCGTTCTGGTCTGTGATCGGGTTGATCAGCAGGTATGGATAGTCCTTGAGGTTGTCCTCGGCCCACATGACTTGGTGGCCAGCGACCTGCTCAGGCGTGAGGATTGGCTTCTCGACTGAGGACAGGGCGCTGATCTCGCCCAGCTTGGACAGCTGCATGTTCTTGAGGCGCTGGGCATCCTTGGCCAGACGCACATGGCCCATGCATCGCTCGACGTTGTCGACAAACCAGCGTTTGCCGTAGACGACCACGATCGGGATGCACTTGCCTGCGATGTAGCCTGCGTCTTCAAGCACCTTGCCGCCCGACATGATGTACTTGTGCACGCGCTTGGTCTTGATTCTGCGCTGGCGCACCTCGACTGTACCAATGGCTGCCAGAGTTTCCTCAAGCATTTCGTCCTTGGCAAAGTCGGCTTGGGTGTAGCGTTCTTCCTCGCCTGTGATGGTTTGAAAGATGCGGATTGTCTCGGTCTTTTCCTCGACTTTGTAGTACTCGGCCACATAGACAACATCGGGTGTGCACCAGTCGAATTCGTACTGGTGGATGATCTTTGGCCAGTCGGTTGGGTCATCGCCCCATGTGTCTTTGTATGCCTGGCGCGTCATCGATGTGACGACAAAGCAGAACTTGGCATCGGACTTGTCTTGGCGCTTTGCACCAAGGTCAAAGAACACCGAGCTGTCAGCGTCGAAAATTGGCTCGATGCGGATGCGCTGGCGATCGTCTTCTGGGTCTTCCTCGTTTTCATAGACTGTGCGCAAGCGCCATGCACCGATGCCACCACCGACCGCTTCCTCGAATGCGTTGTCGTAGGCTTCATCGGCCACGGATGCCTGCTCGTCGGCTCGGTAGAGGCCATCGCAGACCTCGGCCAGCTTGTCGTTCTCCATGCCATCTTTGGACACAAAGTCGACGGTGATGCGGTTGTTTCGGTATTCGTTGACCACTCGGATCACAGCCAGCATGATCTTGTTGACCTCGAACTTGGGTTTGTTCTCGTACTGGTCCCAGAGTGGGCCTTCCCACTGGCTGCCTGCTAGGGAGTAGAAGCGTCTGTCTTGCAGGCATTGCAAGCGCTCGTCGCGCAGTGCGCTTTGCACATCATCGAATTGCGCGAGGGCTTCGTCGTGCAGGTTCGCAAGGCGTTGATCGTTTGAGAGTCGGGCCATGTTATATCCTCATTTTGTGTGATTTTCTCACCATTTCTTTACATTTGGCAATGGAGTGAATGTTGCAGGCTTCGTGATGGCCGATCGTCTCACACCTTCGCAAGCGTAACGCAGGGCATCAATCACGTGGTTTTTCTTGTCTTCGAGCACCGGCAAGATTTTGCCGGTCAGTGGGTCTTGCTTGTAACTGTACAGCGTCAGCTCGTCAATTGTGTGAATGCACCGAGGGTGCACAACGATGTCGTAGTTCTTCAGGAACTCGATGCCTTCCTCGACCGACTTCGGGCCTTTGACCGCTGTCATGATCTTGGGAAAGCCATTCTTTTTCATGTGGCTGATAGTCTCTGGCCTGGCTGAGTCGGCCACGATTGGCCACTTCTCGGCCTCTGGCACTTGCATGAACAGCTCAGGCGTGTTGACGATCTCGCAGCCGACCATGTAGGCTTCGTAGTCAATGTAGAGCGTGCGGCCAATGATGTGGCAACGCACCAGCGTGGTCGGGTCGACCGCGAAGCCCCAGTCAGCACCAAGCCGGTGGATTGCGTCTGGCGGTGCCTCAAAGTCCTCGACGCGCCAGTTCTTGAACACTCGGGTGTTGCTGTTTGTGAGGTAGCTTCCCATCCAGACATGCTGGTATTTGTCGGGGTCGCGCCTCTTGTCGTACTCCATCTCATCGCGCAGGACTTGTGGAAACCAAGGGTTGTCGGTGAAATTGACCTTCAGGACTTGCGCGTCTTTTGGTGGTGTCGGACCGCGCAGCAGGAAGTCGACAGGGTCGTTTTGCTGGCGCGGGTTCCACGTAAACCACAGCTCGGAGTCTGGCTTGCGGATCGTTGGCCGAAGCAGATCGAGGCTGGTCTGGCTCAGGCTTTGAGCCTCCTCTACCCAAGCGCAGTCGTAACCTTCCAGCGACTTGATCGAGTCGGCTGTGTGGTTTTGCATGCCTTGGAAGATGATCATGCCATCGCCCTTCTTGGACTTGATCACGGCTTCCTGCACCTCGAAGTAAGCGCCAGCGTTCATTTGCTCGATCTTGGTTTCGAGCAGGCGCTTGACCGATTGGTTGAGCGACTTCTGGATTTCACGCACGCAGACGCTTCTGCGCTTCTGGTCAATGATGTGGGCCTCGATCATCAGCTCGGCAAACATGTGGGATTTGCCAGAGCCTCGGCCACCCCATGCGCCTTTGTATCGGCTGGAATCCAGAAGTGGCAGCGCCCACTCGGGTGTTGGAAGTTGCAGAACGGTCATGCCTTAACGACCACGCGCTCAATGCGTTGCACCAGGGGATTGGCTGGATCGCCAGACACTTCGATCTTGTCGCCAAACTTCTTTGGAGCTAGCTTGGACAGAAGCCATTTGCGTGTGTCAACCTGTAGTCTGTGTTTTTGCACTGCTGCCCAGTCTTTCTTGCCATCCACGGCCACGCCAACGTCTTGATCGCTGATCTCCATGATCTCTGTGGCCATGCGTTCGATCAGGTCTTCCCTCGCGCGCGCGTAATTTTCCGCAAGGGTAGCATCATCGTCAACCCAGCGTAAGAAAGTGCTATTCGGCACACCAGCTGCTTGACAGGCTTTGAATGCGCTTAGACCGCTTCGCATTCCATCAAGCACCATCTGGCTGATCACAGCTCGGTCTTCACTGCCAGGCTTAGTTCGCTTGGTTGGAGCTTTTGCTTTGTGTGTTTTTGTGGTCATGCTGCATTGTCCTTCATGTTTTCAATTCGCGCCAGCTTCATGGCATCTTTTAAATCCATCCTGAGTTGCTCGTTTGCGGCTTGCTCATCTTGAAGTCGGATGTAGACCTCAGTTGCAAACTTGGCCAGCGTGTCATGTTGCCATGTTGCAAAGTTTGGTGTTTCTCTTTGTTTGGTCATTTTCGTGATCTGCCTGTGGATAACTTTTTTTGTGAATCAAATGATTGGTGGTATCAAATTTCGCTGCATCGGTCGGTAACAGGTAACCCCATCTAAAGATGGGGGTTACCGAAAGTTACCGAAAACCGCTGTTTTTGCCCAATGTAACAGTTACGTTTTTTTACGTTACAGTTACCAGTTACCGACTTAGTGCTTGTGGATAACTTGTGGATAACTTTGATCATCGTTCTGACTTTCTGATCAGCATTGCACTTGCTTGAGTTTCATCAATGACTGTCCAGCCATGCTCAAATGCTTCAATTATTTCGGCCACCAACATGTCTGCAATGGGTTTTCCTGGCACGCTT